TAGTTTTATATTCTTGCCTCCCAATGTATGCCAGAAACAGTTTGTTTCATACCATACCCTTCGCCGGAATTACGTTCTACGAAAGGAGTTATTTTCCAATCATGATATTTGTAAGTGATACCTAACTGATCTCTTGCATCAAAACTTACACCTGCATCTTTCAGAGACCAACGAGGTTGCAATTTTGCATACAGATACCAATTCCCGATCAGGTGCGGAGTATACTCAGCAATGAAACGATATCTCCAATGAGATTCTTTATTGTCGAAATGTCTATATTCCATTCTTCCTTCTAAAACTAAATCTTTGTATGAGAAAAGTTCAGTGGTGAATTTAATACGATTTTCGATAGTACCGTCTTGATCGGCATAACGGTACATAACTTCCGTGTTCCATAATTTCTTTCCGACTTCAACGTGCCAACGATCTTCTCTTGTACGGAATGTGTACTCCCAATCATCATTTTTTATTTTATAATTATATTCTTGTTCATCAGTTTGTGCCCAAGAAAGACTGCTTATCGAAAATAAAACTAATATGTAAATTGCATTTTTCATGATACTATTCCTAGTAATAAAATGGTAATATTTCTAACATAAAAAAACGGGGACCGAAGTCCCCGTTCAATTTCGCCCTCTATTTCAAAGGGTCTTGTTGCTTTTCCTTTATGCTGCGTTAAGAATGTTATCAACACGGAAAATCCTGTAGTATTGATTAGTCTTAGCAGTAGCAAGTCCGTTAGCAGGACTATTTCCAACAAAAGGATTACTTGCCATACCATAACGAGTCTTAAACCCGATACGAGGCTGGAAGTCATTCTCGCCAACCGCACGTACCATTTGCAGAGGAACGTATGGGCAGTAGAACACACCAGCGTCATAAGGATTAGTACCCTTATAACCGACAGTTACATAATCGGCAACAGCATAAGGATCGATGTAAACTCGAATACGACCATTAAGAACACCAGCAAAAGTGTTACCTGTATCGTCAACATTCAAGTTTGCGCTAATAGCAGGAGTGTAGTCAAGAGCACCGCCAGCAGCAAGAGCAGTAGCGACATCTGAAGAACAGATGATCACATTACCTTTACCGCGTCGAGTTTCTTTTGCAACTACATTTGCTTCGCGATCGAGTTGAACCATAAGACCCTTGAACTTCTCAACTGACCAACGACCATCGGCATCACTAGCGAGGTTAAAAATACCTTGAGTTGTGATGTTGGTTTGGAGACAACCAACTTTTGCTTGAGCGTTGATAGTACGAATAACTTCTCTGTTGATTTCTGCCAAGATTTCAGTTGACAGAATATTTGCCAACTCAGATTCAGCATCAAGACCATGAATCGCACGCAGGTCTTGCGCCAATTCGATGGTGTATTCTGCTTTCAGCGCACGAGACTTTGCAGTCACGGTTGCTTTCTCAATGGTGAAACCCATTTCAGCAAAATCTTGGCCGCCAGTTCCAAGTCCTTCAGCTTGGGTAGTAGGCATACCGCGACCAGTAATATCAGTTCCTGCACTATCTGCGATGGTGGAGTCAGCGTCTCCATCATTAATGCCGCTCAAACCAGAAGGACCAGTGCTAGAATCAGCACCAGCTGCGCCAGTTGAGTCACCAGAGAAAGCAGTACGTGCTTCGTTGAATAGTGCTTCGTCGCCAGTAGTGGCACCGCCAAAAGTAGTTTTGTATCTAGACTTCATGGCGAAAATAAGACCAGTAGGACCAGTCATTGGTTGAACACCACAAACGTCATATGCCATCAGATTAGGCATTGCGCGGCGAACGAGGGAGATCAATACGGGATCCCAGTTAGCAGCAACGGTGGTGTTGTTAGCAGCAGGTGCGGCAACTTCCATCAAACCTTCAGAACGCTGCTCGCGAAGAGCACGTTCTTGGTTTTCAAGAACTGCAGCAGTTACGTTACGACGGTGACGATCTGAAATCGTACCGCTTGATTCTTCGTTCAATACTGGTGCCCATTTTTCGACCAGTTTATCGTATGAAATTTCCATGTATCTTAACTCCTAAAATTACTTGCTATGGTTTTGTTTGCGAATGGCAGCGAGATAATTTTCCATAACGGAAGAAGTTTCAATAACTTCGTCATTATCTTCTGACTCTTCTACAATTTCATTACTAGTGTTTTGCTTCTTGAAATATGATTCTTTAACAGTTTTTACTTTGCTAGAAAAACTTTCTTCGTCTACAAATTCAAGATCTTTTACAAGCGACTGAAGTTTCTCAACTTGAGTATCAGCAAGGTCGCTAGAATGCTCGCGAACTATTTCTTCTCTCACGTAGTTTTTCAGTTCTTCAGCCATTTCGATTGCATCAGCAGTTACAGTATTGAGTTTATCCTCAAGTTCAGCAACTTGCTCTGCCAAATCGTCAACCAGGTCAACTTTGGATTCCGGAACTTCGATGTAAGACTCAGTGAACAGATCTTTCAATTTGCCCATGAATTCTTCAGCGATCTCAGTACGCAAACCCTGTTGAATTGCAACTTGATTTGCTTCCATCCATTGTTCCACCACATAGTTGAGGTAGCCATCTACTTTATCAACGAGTTCTTGGTGAATTGACTCCAATTCTTCGTCAAGTCTAGTATTATATTCTTCTTCAAGTCTTTCGACCTCAGAAGAAACTTTGGATTTGATTGCGGTTTCAAAGATAACAGCGGTTTTTGCCTTAAATTCTTCAGACAAAGTTGCTTCTCCATCAACGAGAGCATTTAGATCGTCACTGAAATCATATTCAGTGCTTTCAGAATGCTTTTCGGGGTCGCCAGCAACGACTTTACCCCGAGGTTCACTATTGCTCTTATCTCCTCTTCGCTTTTTAGCAGTTCCTGCACTTTCTGCCTTTTTGACAGAGGCAACTGATTGTTCTTCAGTGCCAGCATCAGGATCTACTTTCGCTTCGTCCACGATTTCTGCCTCGTCATCGTGGAGTTCTACTTGATTATCATCCATATTAGGACTCCTTAATATTTTTCGTTTTTCAAAGACGAGAGGAAATTCTTGAACTCCCTAACCTGAGTCTCATAGAGTCTCTTGCTAGGTGCGCGTTTAATTTCAGTCTCCATTTTTTCAATTACCTGAGGCTTGACAATGCCGTTATTCCAGACCCATTCTACTCCTTCCATTATACCATTAACAAAAGCTGATGGAGCGGAGGGATCTTGTACGATATCGATCGTATTGAGAATATAGTCATTTTTGACATACATTGCACCGTCACGTTGCTCAAGGCTACCCATACCACGAGTTGAAACACCTAGTCGAACTCCACCTTCAAGTAGTCCTTTAACGATATTACCCATAGGAGTGTCGAGAATAGATGCCTTTCCTATCACATCATTTCCTTCCCATTGAAGTGAAGTGATGAGATGAGAAACTTTATCGAGATTAACAGTTGGACCGTCTGGGTGATTTAACTCACCAACAGCACGTTTTTCATTTACCTGTTCTTCGATGTATTTGTTTACTGCACCTTCCATAACATTTCTTTCATAGATTCTGCCATTACGATTCTTAGATTCAGACTGAGCAAAAATACCTTCGATGGCATATTTCTTACTGCCATCTGCTTTTGCTTCAGTTATAACCTCTAAATCTTGCTCTATTGCTTCTACGATAAGTTTCATTTATGAAAGTTCCTTTATTGTAGTGTTTATAGAAGTTTTCGCTTGGGAAAGACTTTTATAATGATCGAGATAATCGCCATCAACATATGCTGCATAAGTATCATCGATCTTAATTATTTTAACAGGAATTCTGTTGATCCTCTTATCAAAGACAACTTCACCTGCCTTCCCAATCCTTCTTATATCTTTAAACTTTATCATGTATATTATTTATACAAAATGAAAGTTTAATATTCTTCTTCAGAGGAAATATTTTCCTCTTCATCACTCAAAGCATCTTCTATTTCGTCTTCAATTTCGCTTTCAATCTCTGATTCGAGTTCCTCGTCAGAAATGTCGTCTACAGAAGTATCTTCTTCATCTGAAAAGATTTGAGATGCCATGTTAATTTTTTGTTGAGATAAATTATCATCAATTCTTTGAGCGATTAAATCGTCAAAATTATTACTAGCAGCAGCATAGTCTCTATTAATGATATTATTTACTAGATCGTTCACCGATAATTCAGTTTCTACTTCATTTTCTACTTCAGTTTCTTCAGACATTATAATCTCCTATTGAGGTTCATTTTCATCTTGTTGCTGATCTGGTTCAAGTTGGTTTTGGTAAAAAGGTTGCTGCTGTTGAGAAGCAGAGAAATCTGCTATCTCTCCGGATTCTTTCTCTTTAGCAATTTCTTTCTTGAGATCTTTTATTTGTTCGTCGCTGAACATTAGAATATTTTTCATAACCCAATCTTTAGAAACATACTCACCGACATACTGACTCATCTGATCTAATGTGGTGAGTCTTTCTCTTGTTATTTCAATTTGTTTTAATTCAGTAAAATGATTGTCGAGTTTAAAATCAATAAAAACATCATGTTTAAAACTATCCCAATCATCTTCTGTTATAATTCCTTTTAGGATTAACTGCTTTTTCAGAATTTCAGTGAATAGTTTAGAGAATTTGGTTCGAAGTCTATCAATAAATTTCTGAAACTTAACTTCATCTCTGCTGATTTCTGTCGCTCTACCCAAAGAGAACTGTGCTTCTTGCTCCAAACGATTAACAGGAACATTAAGTGCACGATAAACTTTTTTCTGAAAATAAATTATATCATCAATCTCTCCGAGGTTTTGTCCGCCAGGAAGAGTAGAAATTTCTGTGCCCCGACCACCTTCTTTTCTAGGCAACCAAAAATCTTCAAGCATAGACATATGCTTTCGGTCGTCTTTTATTTCTCCGGTGTTAGCATCATAAACAAGTTTGTTACGATAACGTGCCATGATGTTTTTCATGTATTCTTCTGCTTTACCACGCGGAAGATTACCAACATCAACATAGAATATACGTCTTTCTGGAGCACGAGACAGACGGTAGATTACTAAAGAATCTTCCATCATGCGTAATTGATTAATTGGTTTTATTGCTTTGTGTAGATAAGAGACAACTCTTTTTTTATTTTCATCTAGCAAACCAGAGGTAACATAACTAATAGAGTCGTTAGACAAACGAACTCCGTGTGCTTGAAGACCTGGTTTTTCTTGATATATGTAGAATTCGTCTACCTTATCAACTATTTTTGCACCAGTCTTAGCATCTGTTTTGTACTTAACATTCTTAACCTTACGAACCTTGACAGCGTCTAAAGATCTTATTTCTTTAATACCCATCTTTGGATTGTTTTCATCCAAGACTAGATGGTGATATATTCTTCCATCAATATACCATGATCTAAACATATCATGAGCATAGTTATTAAAGTTAAGCATGTTGCAAATATTCTGAAATTCTTCTCCCATTTTTTTCTTTATAGATTCAGTCGTTTCAACTTCATCTACGTCGAGAGAGACAGGAGATTTATTATCGCCAGTAATGATTGCCTCGTTGACTATTTCTTCAATCGCCATATCCACCTCAGATTGCATAGCGAGGTTTCTATATTTGGCGATTAATTGACGATTATCTTTAGCATCTGCTCCACCGTCCAAATCAACATAAGTGCCATAATGATGCGATGGAGCAGTTACATAACCTGCACCATCTTCGTCTGTGGGAGGAACA